CGCTCTGTTTCCGAATATGATCGACGTTACACCAAACGTCCATCGGAAGATCTAATATTAAATCAAGTTTTGGAAGATGCTAAGAAAGTATTTTCACCACCCAAGATTTTAAAGCTACTGCACATTAATGACATGCAGCAAAGTGACTTTCCAATGAATACGTCACCTTGTTTGCCGTTCGTACACATGACTAACCCTAGCACCGACTTACCCTATCGAAAGAAGAGTGAATGTTGGGATATAGCGAAGGTAATGGCCCGACGCGACGCGCACATGATCAAAGAAGGAATCTCAAATAGGCTCCCAGCTGCAATGGTCTTCGCCAAAGGCAAAATCTGTACACGCGACATTAACAAGAGTCGTGCAATATGGGGAAAATCTTTTTTCAACTCTCATCATCCAAGCTGTGTTTTTCAGGGAACTCTGGCGTTGGTACTTACAAGGACTGACACCAATGGCTTACGGATACACTCCGTTTCATCGTGGAATGCGTAAACTGCAAACGGACATTGAATTGTCTGGATACAAAGTTGCTTACAATCAGCATCCCCTTCTATCTCTGGATTTCAAGAAGTACGACACTTCGATACCACCATGGTTAATATTCTCAGTCTATAATATTTTCCAAGGATACTTAAGGTTTGATAAGTATAAGTATCACGGGACACCCGATCCCGAAAAGACAAATAAGTTGTACTGGAGACTCGCTCGAGAGTGCGTTGATACGCGCTTCCGAATGCCTGATGGCTACGAGTTTCGAAAACATGGAGGCGTAGATTCCGGATCATTTGATTTCCAATTAATCGAATGTGTCTGTACGTGGATAATGATAAATTATGCACTCAGAAAGCAAAATCGCTCCTCACTATTCTGCACCGTTCTAGGTGACGATTCGCTAACTATGGTAGATGGCGTAACACCGATTGATATCGAGAGGTTACGACTTGACATACTAAATACGTTTGGCGTTGAGTTGAACCGAGAGAAAAGCAGCCAAGAGACAGACCTATCCAAAGTCAAGTTTCTCGGTCGCAAGTGTGTAAATGGATTACCAGTCAAAGAGACAGCAGATGTGGTTTTAGCCGCTCTCTATCCCTCACGCACTGATAACAGCCCTCTCGATCTGGCTGAAAGACTAGTCGCGCTCGCATATGATGCAGCCGGTACTAGCGTTCCGATAACGGCGTTTCTCCGCCAATGTTGGGATCATGTAGCAAAATACATGCAGTCGATATCATACAACACTATCAACCACCCCTGGTCGCCCAAATGGATGAAGAAGTTCGTAATGTGGGGCATGTCCCGCCCACCAGATCTACGCTTACCCGCGATGACGGATATATTCTACTTGGTTAACTGTTCCAAA